GCCTGCGCCTTCATTGCCGGCGTGAGCTCCTTCTTCGATTTCGCGAGCCCCATCGCGAGCGCCTCCTGCTCGACGCGGGCGGCCGAGAGGAAAACGCCGAAACGGCGGAGCGGCTCCGTCTCGCCGGCGAGCCCGGCGCGGAGCGCGTCGAGCGTCGCCTCCGGGCTCGCGTTGTTGAATGACGCCATATCGCCGGCGAGCTCGACCATCCGCGTTGACATTTTCGCGGCCTCGTCGCGGCCGAGCCCCATCGGGACCAACATATTTCCGTAGGTGCCGGCGGCCTCGAGCGCGGCGCGCGAGCTCATGCCGAATGAGCGCGTGAGGTCCTTCGACCATTCGATGACTTGCTCGCCGTTCTTTCCGAAGACGACGCCGGCCTTGCTCATTTGCTCGCCGAGGTCGCTCGCGGCGTTGACGGCCTTTACGGCGCCGACGGCGAGGCCTGCCCCCATGACGGCGCCGGCGGCGGCGGCTACTTTCGCGACGCCTCCGACGGTGCGGCCGAATGCGCTCGAGGATTTGCCGGCCTTGCCGAACGCTCGCTGCAGCGAGCTCGCGTCGCCGAGAATTTGCACCTCGAGCTTCCGTGTCGCCATCGGCCTACCGTCTCCTCACTCGCGAATTCTGCCGTTCGATTGCCCGGTTTCGCTCTCGCACGTACTCGCGTAGTCTGCCGAGCTCGTCGGCCGTGAAGCGTTCGAGGTCGTCCGGCATGAGCCCGAAAACCTCGAGGAGGCCGGGGCTCCACACTGGCCGCGGGTCGAGCTCGAGCGTTAGCTCGTCTCGTCGAGCTCGACCTCCTCGAGCTCGAGCTCCGGCGGAGTAGGGTCCTCGGCGGGCTTGCTCGCCTCCTCGCGGCGACGGCGTTGGTCCTCGAGCGCCTCATCGACCATGTCCTCGAAGAAAGCGACGACGCGGCCGTCGAGAAACCAATCGACGGAGGCGCGCGGGTCGACACGTTGCGCCGAGACGACCATCGCGGCGAGCATCGCGTCGGGGTCGGCTTTCGCGACGCCTGTCTCAATCTCTGTGACGGAGAGCCCGCCGGCGATCGCCTTCGCCGTCCTCGCCTCGCGGTACGTCCACTGGTCGGCGGGTATGAAAGCAAAACGTCGGTTGTCGACGGTGAAGTGCGGCTCGAACGGGGTAGAGCTCATCGTTCCGACCTCCTCGTAGGGTTTACTCGCGCGCCCACTTGCGCTCGACCTCGGCGAGGACCTTCTGCTCGTAGGCCTCGACGACCTCGTCCTGCTTCGCCTCGAGCGCCGGGACGAACGCTCGCGACATTTGCCGGGAGCCCCAATCGGGGCGCTTGCCTGTCGTGCGCCGGCGCTTCTGCTCGGCGAACGCTCCATTCGCTCGAGCTCGTGGCACGATCGAGCTCGCGCTCGCCTCCGAGAGCGGCGCGAGACGGGCTCGAGCTTCGCGCGCGACGATTTCTCCGACCTCGCGGAGACGGGCCCGCATTTCCTTCGCGAGCTCCTTGTCGGCGGCCCTCCACGCCTTGTCGAGCTCGCGGAGCCCTTCGACGCGGAGAGTCTGCCGTGCCACCTAGAGCTCGTCGACTACGTGATCGCGCGTGTGACGGCGCCGTTGCACGTGAACGTCACGCTCGTTTCGGAGCGCTCGCCGACGGAGCCCGAGAGCGGCGAATACTCGAGAAGGAAGCATGACGCGGTGAACGACGGATTGGAGCTCGAGACGCTGCCCGAGGTCGGCTTGATGACGACCGGAAACTCGGTCGCGTTCTCGAGGAGCGGCCAGAGCGTCCCGTCGAGCTCCGGGAACGACTGTAGAAAGTTGACGACGATTTCGTCGTCGCGGAGGCCGGGGAGATGCTCGCGCGCCGTTGCGCCCATGCCTGTTACGTCCACGTCGTCGACGCTGGAATTTATCTCCACGCTGTCGACGTACTGCGAGACGGCGACGCTATTTACGGTCACGTCGGCATCGGTGATGATCGTCTTGGCCATGCGTTAGCCCTCCTTCGAGGCGACTTCCTTCTTCGCCGAGCTCGAGGGAGCCGGCTGGATATGACCTCCTGCGATGAGAGCTCGCTCCTGCTCCTCGGTGTACGCGGCCGAGAATGTCTCGCCGGTCGCGTGGCCGGCGACCTTGAGCGGTCCCGTGACGATGTAGCGTTTCATAGTCGCGCGAATCCTAGACGGTGCCGAGGACGTCGACCATCCATTGACAGCCGAGCACGTCGACGCCGGCGATCGTGTAGACGCGATAGCCGTCGGCGGAGCGGACGCGGAGGTCGTCGGCGATCCCTCCTAGCGTCCGGTCGGATTCGATCGCGGCCTTGATCGAGGTCGGGCCTGACGGGTCGAGGAACGAGTCGAGCGTCTCCTGCGCGGCCTGGTCGAGGAGGAGGCCGGCGAACGCCTGCACAATCCATGTCCATTCGTCCGAGCTCCGTTGCATCGCGGCGTCGTAGTCGACCTCCTCGACGTATGCGACCTGAATCGCCGGCGGGACGGGTTGAGCGAGCATGTAGGGGGAGACGTGCGCGTAGGCGTCGAGGACGCCGAGGTTGGCGGCGAGCGCTTCGCGGGTGCGCCGGACGTAGCTCACGAGCTCGAGCTCCTGTATGGCGTTTTCCGGGCCCGACTACGGACGTCAATACGATCGGGCCCGGTCGCGCTCGAGGCGCGTCTCCGGGGCTCCCGTGAGCGCGTGCGCGCCATCTAGGCGAACGGCGCCCGGACGTAGGGCCCGATAAGGGTTTGCACGGTCGGGTCGACGCGCGAAAGCCGGGCGGCGGCCGACTGATCGACGCCGACGGTGACGATGCCGAACGGCGCCATCCGTGCGCGTTGCACTAGCTGCGTCGCGATGATCGTCGTCGCCTGCTCGATTTCGGGCGGGACGGCCGGTCATCCGAAAACGCCGGTGAGTCGTATCGCCGAGGTGTATGGCGGCCAGAGGTATGAGCCTCGTTCGTGCGGCCGGACGACGGTGTATGGCCATCCGTCGAGCGGCGCGTTGAGGTCCTCGAGGACGTAGTCGGAGCTCGTCCAGACCGTGCCGTAGACGCCGTCGCCGGCGGAGCTCGTCGCGACCTCGGAGAGCGAGACAATGTCGACGCCGGTAATGCGAGCTCGAGGCCGGCCGCGCGGCGGCGTGAAGTAGCGGACCTCCTCCGACGGCGACGCCGCGGTTTGGTAGAAGAATCGGCCGGTGAGCTCGTCGATCGAGCGGCTCGCGGCGACGAGCGCCTGCTCGAGGTCGTGGCCGGCGTGCCCTCCTCCGATCGAGAGCGTCGATTTGAGCTCCTCGACGGAGCCGTAGAGGTGCGTCTCGTCGTGCGGCCGGACGATGATGAGCGCTTCGCCGACGTCCTGCACGGCGCCGCCGGCGAGCGTGACCTCCCACCATACGAGCCATTCGCCGGCGGCGTCGAGGTCGCCGGCCTGCCATGCGTAGGAAACCTCGCCGCTCGCGGGAACGTCGATCGAGGCGGCGGCGTCGACCTTGAGGGTCGCCGAGCCCGGAGCTCTCATCTTGAAAGCCACGCTCGAGCCGGTGAGGTCGACGGCGACGTCGTCGACCGTAATCGTTTGAGCGATCGACGGCGAGGTGTTGTCGACGTAGTAGACGAGCGGCGCGGCCATATTCGAGCCTAGACCTTAGTCCGAGGTTCGGCCGGATCGTAGACGAGGGAGCGCGGTCGAGCTCGAGGCGCTCCTCCGCGCGGCCCGATACCGAAGAAACCACGTAGATGACCTGAGAGCCCGATATCGGTCGTAATCGTGACGACGATCGGCAGGGAGGCCGAGCCGAACGTCGTCCTCGTGCCGGCGGAGGCGAGGCCGAGCACGAACGAGCTCGAGCTCGCGGCGAACGTCGTCCTCGAGGCGGAGGAGGCTACGGCGACGGTGTAGCTCGACGAGCTCGAGGCCTTCGCCGTGACGACGCCGGCGGCGGCGAGCCCGAGGGTGAGCGTGAGCGAGCTCGAGCCGAATTTCGTGACGCCGGGGATCGTCCCGTTCGAGGCGATGCCGAAGACGATCGTCGACGAGCTCGAGCTCCGGGCGGTGACGGTGCCTGTGCTCGCGAATCCGAAGACGAGCGACGTCGAGCTCGACGCGCGCGCGGTGACGAGCGCGGAGCTCGCGATCGAGAGCGTGAGCGTGAGCGACGCCGAGCCGAATTGGTTGCCCTGGATCGTCCCGTTCGAGGCGATGCCGAAGACGATCGGCAGGGAGCTCGAGGCGCGTGCGGTGACGACGCCGGCGGAGGCGACGGAGACGACGATCGGCAGGGAGGCCGACGCGCGTGCGGTGACGAGCGCGGAGCTCGCGATCGAGAGGACGATCGGCAGGGAGGACGAGCCGGTCGCCGTGCGCGTGCCGGCGGAGACGATCGAGAGCGTGAGCGTGAGCGAGCTCGAGCCGAACGTCTTGACGGCGCCGGCGGAGGCGATGCCGAAGACGATCGGCAGGGAGCTCGAGCCGAACGTCGTCCTCGTGCCGGCCGAGGCGATCGTGAGGACGATCGGCAGGGAGGCGGCGGCTTTCGCCGTGAGCTCGCCGGCGGACGCGATTGAGAGGACGAGCGGCAGGGAGCTCGAGCTCTTGGCGGTGACGACGCCGGCGGAGGCGATCGAGAGGACGAGCGTGAGCGACGCCGAGCCTGATTTCGAGGCGACGCCGGCGGAGGCGATCGAGACGACGAGCGGGAGGGAGGCGGAGCCGAACGTCGTGCGTGTGGCCGAGCTCGCGATCGAGAGCACGTAGGAGCTCGAGCTCGAGCTCTTGGCGGTGACGACGCCGGCGGAGGCGATCGAGACGACGTAGGAGCTCGAGCTCGCGGCGAACGTCGTCCTCGTGCCGGCCGAGACGATGCCGAGCGTGAGCGTGAGCGACGCCGAGCCGGCTTTCGACGCGGTGCCGGCGGAGGCGATCGAGAGCACGTAGGAGCTCGAGCTCGAGCCGAACGTCGTCCTCGAGGCGGCGCTAACGATCGAGACGACGTAGGAGCTCGAGCTCGAGGCTTTCGCGGTGACGCGCGCGGACGAGACGATGCCGACGACGAGCGTCGTCGTGCTCGAGGCGCGTGCGGTGACGCGCGCGCTCGAGACGATGTTGAGCGTGAGCGTGAGCGACGCGGCGCCGTATGCGGTCGTGACGGGCGGCGGCGACGACGGCCCTCCGACGAGAAGGAACGGGCTCGACCGTTGCGCTCGTTTCCACCTACCGGGCATTTACCAGCGGCTCCTAACTTGCACGGGGACGACGGGGACGATACGGGGCGCGACCCGTTGCGGGAGCCCCTCGTAGGCGACGGCGGCGGCCGGCCGTATCGCGATCGTCGCGGCGGCCCATCCGTCGGAGCCGGAGAGCGTGAACGCTCCGGGGTTTACCGGCGAGCCGGTGTCGACGATGCCGGCGGAAAACATTCCGGCGCCGGCGCCGCCGCCGGAATGGTCGGCAAACTGGTTGAGCGTGTAGCCGGACGGGTAGCCGGTAACTGTCACGCTCCCGTCGGAGGCGCCGACGGCGCGGACGAGCGTGTCTTCGCCGGAGCCCCAGGGAAGCGTCAACGAGTCGGGGTCGGGCCCGCTGCTCGCGCCGCTCGCGCCCGTCGAGATGGCGATACCTGCGGCGGTGCCGAACCAATCCTGAAACGCTCCGAGACGCCAGGCTCCTTGCTCGGAGCTCGAGCACGTGATGTTCGTCGCGCCGGTGCCGATGAGCCCTGACTCGGAGCCGGTCGCGATCTTGTAGAAAGCGTTGAAGGAGCATGAGCCGTCGGTGAGCGCGCTCTTGAGGGACGTCCATCCGCTCTCGAGCCCGGAGAAGCTACGGGTCGTGCCGTCGCATCCGATCGTGAGAAGGAGGAGGTCGCCGGCGACGATCGTCGCGGGGTAGCTGACGGCCCACGAGGTCGTATTGGAGGTTTCGACGCCGGTCGAGCTCGAGCGGAGGGAGGCGGCGGCCACTAGTAAACCCTCGGCGGGAGGATGCGGAAAGCGGAGGCGCCGCCGGCGGCGCCGGACTTGTAGACGACGAGCCCTCCCGAAGCGTCGATGCTGCCCGTCAGACCAAAGTTTGTGCTGGTCGCGCCGGCCGCCGTGAGCACCTTGTAGGCCGCCTGCATCGCGCCGGAGACGCCGAGCCCCCACGGGTCGGCGCCGTCGTCGCCGCCGAGCGTGTAGCCGTTCGAGGCCGAGCTAATGTCGGTCGTACTGTCGCCGTAGATGTAGACGGCGCCGAGCGCAAGGTCGTCGGCGGCCGGGGTGCCGTCGCTCGTGCCCGACGCGATCGACGAGCCGAAATCATTCTCGTTGCTCGCGGTCGCCCGAACGTAGGAGGCTGTTTCGATCCCCGCGAGAACCTCTCCTACAGCACCCTTGAATGACGAGTCCGCGCTCATCGTGACGGTAACGGTCGCGCCCGACGAGATTTGCGCCGTCGCTCTCGCCGACCAAAACTCGAGGTCGCCGTCGGCGCTCGTCACGAGGTCGGCGCTGAGGCTTAGGCTCCCGACCGTAATCGACGAGACGGAGACAGCCCCCGAGCCGATGGAGACGACGACGACGACGTGCTCGCCCGATTCGATCGTGCGAGTCGTCGTCCATGACAGGGTGCTGTCGAAGGATGACGATTCCGCCCCACCGAACGTGCCGACGTAGCTGGCGGCCACGAGCCGAGTCTCCTAACAGGGGAGGTAGGTGATTTGGTAGGGGGTGCCGTCGCCGTCGTCGTTTTCGCTGACCTCGGCGCCCGGCCCGAACGTATTGCATTTGAGGACGACCCCGTAGAAGGGGACGTGTCGCGGTGAGAAAGCGACGGCGGTGTTACGGACGCCGGCGCGACCGTTCTCCCACGGTTGCGAAAACGAATTGCCCTCGAGCAGTATGTCGCGCGGCCACGTCCCGTCGGGCCCCGCGTACCCCGCCCAGGCGGGATGCTGGACGAAGATGTTGTAGAACTCGCAGTCAGTGAACGTCGAGCCGCGGACAGTCACGTTGCGGCCCGAGAACATAATCAGGCACTCGAAGTGTTCTCCGCTGTTTGGGACGATCCGATAGTCGTGGAAGCGGGCTCCGTCGATGAGAATGTTCGAGCCGGTCGACGTGTCGAGCTTGCTGTTTGAGCACGTGCTCGACGGGACGGTGCACGGCCCCCAATCCCCACCACGTACGGTGAAGTTGCTTGACCAGTCCGTGTAGAAGTTGCCTGCGTCGAGCCGCTCGAACGTGACGTCATCGGTGCCGACAGCATCGAAAGCCCCTTGCGGGTTGCGACTGTCGCCTATGTCGCGGATCGTGAGGTGCTTCGGCCCCGACCCTGCTTGCTCGCGGACGCCGAGCTCGAGGCCGGCGACTTTCACGGTCGCGCCTGCCGCGGGTTGAATGATGACGTCGCTCGAGCTCGTCTTCGACGGGTCGGGCACCATCCGCTGTAGCGGGTAGTTGCCTGCCGCCACTTCGACGACGTCGCCGGGGCTCGCGGCCTCGTAGCCGCGCTGGAAGCTCTTGCACGGTTGCGAGCTCGTGCAGGGGTTGCCGTCGTTGCCGTTCGTTGCGACGAAAACGGTCCCTTCGACGGGCGGCGGTGGCGGGTAGGTGCCCTCCGGGCCCGGTAGGAGCGCGACGACCTTGTAGGTGCCGCCTTTCAAGAACCGGACGGTACTTCGTGCCGGGTCCCACGTGTGCGGCCGTTTCGTCGTGAGGCTCGACTCGAAGCGGTAGCCGGCCGACCCCGCGACGGGCGCCCATCCGAGCGTGATTGTCGTCGCGTCCTCGTCGACTTTCGCGAGCGTGAGTCCTCCGGCGCCGCCGGCGCCGGCGGCGCCGAGGAGCGCCGCGGCGAGGATGCCTGCTGCGATGTATCTCATTGCGCCTCCCGTTGTAGGCCTCCGCTCGAGCTCGTGGACGTCGCCGGCCACGGGAGCTCTCCTAGTTCCGTGCGACTCGGAGAGAGGCGCGGGCGTTGACGGCGTTAGGTGCCGTCACGCGGAGGACGAAACCGTTGTTGAGCCCGCCGGGGTTCGGTTCGCCGCCGAGCGGGAAGTATTCCTTGAGGCCGGCTTGCGGGTGGACGAGGAATTCGTCGATGACGGCGAGCACGGTCGGCTCGGTCGTCCAGTTGCGGGCGGCCGTCATGCCGTGCGTCAAGACGGGCCCGCCGAATTGCGCCGGCGTGATTGTCGTCGAGTTCGTGCCGGGCGCGTTCGTCGCGAACGTGGCCGTGCAGAGCTCGACGGTTATCGGCTCGTTCGTCGGCGCCGCCGACCCGGATTGGTCGAAAGCGACGGACGCCATGAGGAGCTCTATCGAGAAGGAGGCGCCGGCGCGTATGCCGATAATCGACTTGGCGGTCGCCGCCGAGAGAGCGACGTCGGCGCCGGCGGAGACGGCGTAGAGGGACCTCACGCCGGAGCCTTCCAGAGCTCGACGCCGTCCTCGTCTTCGACGCGCGCGACGGGGATGCCCATTGTGAGGTCGTGCTCGGCCTGCGAGACGGCGGCCTCGAGCGACTCGTAAGCCGCGCGGCGTTCGCGCCCGTCGGCCTTCCACGGCGAGACGAGGTAGACGAGGGTCGAGCTCTTGCGTGCCATCCGTCGGGCCCTTCCTAGTTGGCGGCGAGCGGCGTTATGTCGAGGTCGAGGTCGCCGGTCGCAAGCTCGAAGTTGTCGCCGGCCGTGAGCGCGCGCGACGCGGCGAGCGCGTCGGAGCCGAGGAACGTGCCCGCGGTGGCGGCGTCCCAAAACGAGATGTGCGAGATGGTTTCCGACGTCGACACGTTCGTCCACGTCGTCGCCGCCGAGGTCGTGATTGCGCCGGCGGAGGCGGCCGAAAAGGTTGCGGCCTGCCGTGTCGTCTCGCCGGCCGGCGAGCCGGTGCCGTCGACGAGCGGGTCGCCGATGTGGAGCTTGACGAAGAATCCGACCGGGTCCGTCCATGCGACGGAGCGGCAGAGCGCGTCGAGGATGCTATTGGCGATTGCGGGCGCTAGTCCCTGTGGCATTTCCTAGTCCTCCTTCGATGATGAGCGCGAGCTCGAGCTCGAGCTCGAGCGCTTCGTCGATTTGGACCTCTGCGGTTGTGCGCCGGCGCCGAGTCGTGCGAGCTCGAGGCGGACGGCGTCGGCCCGACCCTCGTCTCCTCGCCTCTCGTGGCGAGCGAGCTCGCGGACGAGGGAGGAGACTCGTGACTCTATGCGTTGGTCGCTCATGCTCACGGTGAGAGTATCTCGCGGTGCCCGGACGGGCCCCCTCCTGCCGGCGGCGAGCGAGGTCGAATTCTCGCCGCCGGTAGGTGGAGGGGGTGGTCCGTCCGGGTCCTTTTTCGCCTTGTCCCCTACGGCCTACCAGGGGTTCGCGAGCCCTGTGCCGGCGATGACGGCGACGGCGTTCGGGTAGCGCTCCGACTCGAAGTAGCTGTAGGCGAATGCCTGCAACCGGACGGCGAGCGTCCCCGAGAGGACCTCGGAGAGCACGCGCGTCCGCATCGGGCCCTCGCGGAGCACGAGGTCGGCCCGACGGACGACGTAGACCTCGTCCTCGTCGGTGCCGGCGCCGTAGAGGACGCCGATGTTCGGATCGGTGACGACCGGGAGCCCCGCGATCGTGCCGGCGAAACCCGAGTCCTGCCCGCCGAAAGCCTGGAATAGCGCTCCCTGCTGGAGGATCGGCGTTCCCGTCGACGTCTGCGACGCGAGCCATGCTGCCCGCCGGTCGTGCATGACGAGCGTGTCGGCCCGGCGGAACCTGCTCGTCGCGACCTGCTGGATTGCGTCGTAGAGCGCGACGAGAAACTCCGCTCCGGTCGGCGTGCCGTCGGTGTAGGCGACGTCGATGTTGCCGGTAATCCCTCGGATTCCGGGGTGCTGGCCGTTCGCTCCGGTGCCGGCGATGAGTTGCGTGTCGAGCGCGACGTCGTAGGCTCCCATGAGGTCGCCGAAGATGAC